ATCAAGTGTTCGCGTATAAAAGAGACGGACAGTGGAAGGCTTTAGAAGGCTATTGCTTTGTAAAGCCCATACAGTCTGATGATATTTGGACTACTGAAAAGGAACGTCCATACATTGGTGTGATTAAAATGTTGGGTGATGATCTACAATCACAGGGTCTGCAGCAAGGTGACGTTGTAGGGTTCACACCCCGGAGTGAATATGAGTTTGTTATAGACGGTGAGCGTCTGTACCGTGTTCTCTCCGCAGCCATAACAATAGACTATGGACACAAAGGAAACGAAAAGGAGTATAATCCAAGCTGGTCGGAAAGCTATTCAGGAGCTAATTAAGGTTGCTGAAGAGCCGATTATAACCAATACGGAGGACGATGTTTCCGCAGACCGTCTAAAAAACGCTGCAGCCACTAAGAAACTGGCTATACTAGATGCCCTTGAAATTCTTAATAGGATTACAGAGGAAGAGAACATGCTAGAAAACAAGCCGGTTGAGAAGGAGCATAAAAAATCTTTCTCTGGTTTTGCTGAGAAAAGATCTAGATGATGTACGAGCAAACACTTTATAAAGTCGTAAATCCAATAAAAGAAAGCACGGTTAATAGATATAACCGCGCTAAAAAATGGAAGTATGGCTACAATAGAGAGTTTGATTTCATTGTTATTAGCAAAACTGGTCAAATAGGGGAGATATACGAGATCCAGAACCTACGTATCGCGCTCCCTAAGGAATCCAAAACACATAAGTTTAAAGAAGACCGTTGGACACCGTTTGATTATCCTAGAGAGCTTAAGAACATTAAGAGTGTTTTTGACTGGAAAGACTACCCAGAGGACTTTAAGGAAGAGTGGGAGGAATACATTGACGAAGAGTTCAATAGAAGGGAAAACGGTTTTTGGTTTTACAACAACGGAAAGCCTACGTATATAACAGGTACACATTATATGTATCTACAGTGGGCTAAGATCGATGTTGGTAAGCCTGATTTTCGTGAGGCAAACAGATTATTCTTTTTGTTCTGGGAAGCTTGTAAAGCTGATGAGAGGTCTTACGGTATGTGTTATTTAAAAAACCGTCGTAGTGGTTTCTCTTTTATGTCTAGCTCTGAGACAGTTAACCAAGCGACTATTACATCTGATGCTAGGTTTGGTATACTATCTAAATCAGGTGCTGATGCCAAGAAAATGTTTACAGATAAGGTAGTTCCTATATCTGTGAATTATCCTTTCTTTTTCAAACCTATACAAGACGGTATGGACCGTCCAAAATCAGAGCTCGCATATAGAGTACCAGCATCGAAACTTACTAGAAAAAATATAAAGAAGACTGACGAAGAAATACTCGAAGGTCTTGACACAACGATTGACTGGAAAAACACAGGTGACAACTCATACGATGGTGAGAAGCTTAGACTGCTTGTACACGATGAAAGTGGTAAGTGGGAAAGGCCTGACAATATATTAAACAACTGGCGTGTAACTAAAACATGTTTGAGACTAGGTTCTAGGATCATAGGGAAGTGTATGATGGGATCAACATCTAACGCGCTAGACAAGGGTGGCGATAACTTCAAGAAATTGTATTACGATTCTGACGTTACCCAACGAAACAAAAATGGACAAACAAGATCCGGTCTATACAGCTTGTTTATTCCGATGGAATGGAACTACGAGGGATTTATTGATAAGTATGGAAATCCCGTATTTGACACTCCCGACGAACCGGCTGAAGGACCACTTGGTGAAGAAATACACATCGGTGTTATTGAGAACTGGGAGAACGAAGCTGATGGATTAAAGCAGGACCAAGATGCCCTGAACGAATTTTACAGACAGTTTCCACGTACAGAGGAGCACGCATTTAGAGATGAGACCAAAAATAGTATATTCAATTTAGCAAGAATATACGAGCAAATAGACTTCAATGAGGGCACTGTAAGAGATGGCCTAATAACAAGAGGTTCTTTTCATTGGGAAAACGGTGTTAAAGACACTAAGGTTTTCTTTAGCCCAGATCCGCAAGGAAGATTTATAATTTCTTGGGTTCCAGATAAACAACTGCAAAATCGAGTGATTATAAAAAATGGGGTAAAATATCCTGGAAACGACCACATTGGTGCATTCGGGTGTGATTCATACGATATTAGCGGTACTGTTGATGGAAAAGGATCTAACGGTGCGCTACATGGGTTAACTAAGTTCTCCATGGAAAATGCACCACCAAACCACTTTTTTCTTGAATACGTAGCTAGACCAAAGACAGCTGAGATATTTTTTGAGGATATACTTAAAGCTCTGGTGTTTTATGGTATGCCTGTTTTAGCGGAGAACAATAAGCCTAGGTTTTTGTACTTCTTAAAACAGAGAGGGTATAGAGGTTTCTCTATGAATAGACCTGATAAGGTTTGGAATAAGCTCTCTACTACAGAAAAAGAAATCGGGGGTATACCGAACACTAGTGAGGATATAAAGCAAGCACACGCCGCTGCTATTGAGACATATATAGAAAAACACGTTGGTTTGCTTGATGATGGAACTTATGGTACTATGTACCTTAATAGAACGCTAAACGATTGGAGTAGATTCGACATCAACAAGCGTACGAAATTTGATGCTTCTATTAGCTCTGGTTTAGCTATAATGGCTTGTAACAGGCATTTGTATAAACCTGTACCAGATAGAAGCACTAGAAGTATAAACTTAGGTATTGCAAGATATAAAAATAGCGGTTCAAGATCGCAGATAATAGAAAATTATGGCTGAGTCAGTTGTAAAGAGTTATTTTCCTAGCCAAGTAGCTAGTGATTTAGAAAAAGTAAGTTCAGAATACGGGCTTAAGGTTGCGAAAGCAATAGAAGATGAGTGGTTTAAAAGAGATGGTGGTGTATACCGTTTTCACAGCAACCAAGAAACATTTCACAATAGAAGACAATATGCTAGAGGCGAGCAGTCTATACAGAAATACAAAGATGAGTTATCTATCAATGGAGACTTGTCATACTTAAACCTAGACTGGAAGCCAGTACCTATTATACCTAAGTTTGTTGATATCGTTGTAAACGGTATATCAGAAAGAACATACGACGTTAAAGCGTTTGCACAAGACCCGTATGGTGTATCCAAGCGAACACAGTACATGGAGTCTGTGCTTAGAGACATGCAGACCAGAGAATTATCTGATTTTGCAGAAGAAGCTTTTGGTGTTAGCTTATACGAAAACCCAAAGCAAACACTACCTGATAGCACTGAAGAGCTAGAACTACACATGCAGTTGAGCTACAAGCAAGGCGTTGAGATCGCAGAAGAGCAAGCTATCAGAACCATACTAGAAGACAATAAGTATGAAAATATAAGAAAAAGGCTCAACTATGATCTCACTGTTCTTGGTATGGCTTGCGTTAAAAACACATTTAACAAGTCATAAGGTATTAAAGTAGAGTACGTTGATCCATCAGCATTGGTATACTCGTTCTCAGAGTCTCCTTACTTTGACGATATATACTATGTTGGTGAGGTTAAGAACGTACCGGTAAACGAATTAAAAAAGCAGTTTCCAGAGTTAACTGATGACCAGTTAGAAAATATCATGAAGAAGAGTATTTATGATAGGGGTCACTACAGTAACTCACCTAGAAACAACCACACTATTGACGCTAACACTGTTCAGGTTTTGTATTTCAACTACAAGACCTATATGAACGAGGTGTATAAGGTTAAGGAGACTGCTACAGGTGCTAGCAAGATTATATTGAAAGACGACCAGTTTAACCCACCAGCAGATCTGCAGGGTGAGTTTGGTAGAGTTTCAAGATCGCTAGAGGTATTATACGAAGGTGCATTAATACTTGGTACAGACATACTACTCAAGTGGGAGTTGGCTAAGAACATGATGAGACCAAAGAGTGATGATACTAAGGTTAAAATGAACTACAACCTTGTAGCACCTAGAATGTACCAAGGGCGTATCGAGTCTTTGGTGTCAAGAATCACTGGGTTTGCTGATATGATACAGCTTACACACTTGAAACTACAACAAGTGCTGACCCGTATGGTACCAGATGGTATATACATCGATGCTGATGGTCTAGCTGAAATTGATCTTGGCAACGGTACGAATTACAACCCGCACGAAGCATTAAATATGTTCTTCCAAACGGGTAGTATCATAGGTAGATCGTTTACTTCAGAGGGTGATATGAACCCTGGTAAAGTGCCTATACAAGAGGTTACATCTGGCGCTGGTGGTCAGAAAATACAAGCTTTGATTAGCACGTACAACTACTACTTACAGATGATCCGTGATGTTACGGGTCTGAACGAAGCTAGAGATGGTTCTATGCCTGATAAGCACGCTTTAGTTGGTGTACAAAAACTAGCCGCGGCTAACTCTAACACAGCGACTAGACACATACTACAGTCTAGCTTGTTCTTAACAGCTGAGCTTGCTGAAGGTATATCACTGATGATTTCAGATGTAATCGAGTTCTCACCGATGAAAGATGCGTTGATAAACAAGATCGGAGCGCACAAGACTGAGATTATAGGTGAGTTGTCTGACCTACACTTGCATGATTTTGGTATATTTATAGA